ATCGCTGGTATGGCAGCAGACCTCGACCTTCACGACCTGTACCGCAAATACTCAGGCAATAAGGAAGAAAGCTACAAGCTGGGTTATATCGCACAGAAGAACTTGAAGATAACCAAGATAGACTTCGAAGGAACCCTGCAAGAGTTGTACGACAAAGACTACCAGACCTATGTAGACTACAACATTCAGGACACGAACCTTGTTCGTTTGCTGGAGAAGAAGAAACGCTTGGTGGAACTGATCGTCGAGGTATCGTACATCGGTAAGGTGCCTTGCTTCTCTGACTCTCTTGGCACCCTGAAATACTGGGAAACAAACATCTACAACTTCCTGTTGAGCAAACACCAAGTCACAGAGATCAAGAATATCTCCGTTGACAAAGACGAGCAATATGAAGGCGCTCACGTCAAGGAAATCCTTATTGGTATGTGGGAATGGGTTGTCGGCCTCGACTTGACCTCGCTGTACCCACGTCTGATTAACCAAGTCAACATTGGCCCAGAGACGCTGGTGGACCAGAGATTTATCCCAGAAGAACTAAAGGTTCTTCTCTCTCAAGTGAACATTGACCGCATTGTGGCCAAGGAACTCGACCTGTCCCTATTGAAGAAGTATGGCTATTCTATGTCTGCCAACGCCCAATTGTATACCAGAGAGAAGCCAAGCTTCCTGTCAGAGATGGTCGGCGACATCTTCGACAAGAGAAAAGTATACAAAAAGCAGATGTTGGAGTTCGAAAAGGCATACGAAAAAGACAAGATGTCAATGGACAAACAGCAAGCCGAGTTGTATGACATTAAACAACAGGCCCTGAAAATCTTGATTAACGCTGTGTATGGTGCCTGTGGTTCTCCATACTTCCAATACTATTCCATCGCCAATGCAGAAGCCATCACGCTTACTGGCCAGACTGTCATTAGAAGCATTTTCAAGGCTCTCAATGGATACATCAACGACTTGCTCAAGACCAACAACAAGGACTATATCGTGGCTGGCGACACCGACTCGTGCTATCTCGCTCTCGGTGATGTGGTGGCCAAGGTATTCGCGGGTAAGAACCCAACAACCGAACAAATCGTCAATTTTGTGGATAAGTTTTGCAAAGAGAAGCTTCAACCGCTAATCAACAAAACTTGCGAAGACCTGTGCGACTATCTCAACAACTACAAAAACTATATGGATATGAAGCGTGAGTCTATTTCAGAGAAGGCTATCTGGGCGGCAAAGAAGAACTATTGTATGTCTGTCCACGACTCGGAAGGCGTCCGCTATGCCGAGCCTATGATCTCTGTGACTGGTCTGGCCTCAGAAAAATCCACAACTCCAAAAATTTGCCGCGAGGCTTTGGAGAAAGCGTGGAAGATGATCTTGACTGGTAAAGAGGACGTATTCCAACAGTTCATTATCGACTTCCGCAAGGAATATTTTGCGTCTCCTATTGAGAAGATCGCCCAGCCGCAAGGTATCGGAGACATTAATAAGTACATAGGACCAGACGGTATGGCCCTTCCGCGCACCCAAGCACACCTTCGCGGCTCTATCAACTACAACCGCATCGTCAAAGAAAAAGGTTTGGAGAAAGTTCTTGAAGAGATCAAGGGCAAGACACAGGTTAAATGGGTCTACTTGAAAGAGCCAAATCCAATTCACGATGATGTGGTCGCGTTCACAGACAAGATGCCAAAGCAATTTAAGCTTGATAAGTATGTGGACTACGAAAGACACTTCGAGAAGTCATTCCTCGGCCCCGTGCGTATCATTGCGGAACACCGTGGCTGGACCCTAGAGGCGGAAAATAACCTTGACGCACTCTTTGCATAATGGTATAATAGATCATAATCACATAACATATTGGAGAAACTAATGGCTAAGACACCAGCTAAATCACTCGTGACAAATGCACTCATTGACAGAATCATTAAGGCGAGTGGTAATGAACTAGCCGACCACCTTGACAAATCAGATATCATCAATAACAAAGACTGGATTAAGATCGCCGTCCACGTAATGAATATTGCGCTTACGGGCGAACTCGACGGCCACTTCGAGCCGGGCTTAATGCAGATTGCTGGCCCATCCAAACACTTCAAAACCCTCTTTATGCTTATCATTATGAAGGCATATCTGGAGAAATATCCACACGCAGTCGCCGTGATATTTGATGCGGAAGGTGGCGCAGCTAAGAAATACTTTAGAATGGTTGGCATTGACACCGCCCGTGTATCTCACATTCCTATCTCCAACATCGAGGAACTGAAAAGGAACTTCACCAAAGTCCTCCACGAACTGAAACGCGGAGAGAAGGTATTCTTCGGTATCGACTCTATCGGTAACCTCGCCTCTATCAAAGAAATCGAAGACGCCCTGTCAGACAACGAAGCAAGCGATATGACACGCGCAAAGCAATTGAAGTCTTTGGGCCGTATTATCACACCTTCACTGGTCAACAAAGACCTCTTCTGTGTCGCCGTCAATCACACATACAAAACAATGGAGAAGTTCGCCACAAACGTCGTAGGTGGTGGTACTGGTCTCTATTACTCAGCCGACAACGTATGGATTATTGGTCGTGAGCAAGAGACTAAAGAGACGGCTGGCAAGAAGAAATTGCTTGGCTACAACTTCAACATCGTAGTTGACAAGTCGAGATCGGTTAAGGAGAAGTCGAAGTTCGAGGTCTATGTGGACTTCACCACAGGCATTGACATCTATAGCGGGCTATTGGATATTGCCCTACTTGGTGGCTTCATTATCCAGCCGACTGCTCAAAGCTACGCCCTTCGCACGACACCAGCCAACACCGTCAAGATGAAAGATATCAACGAACTGCTCTCTATCGTTATCGAAGACCCCCTGTTCAAAGAGTACGTTAAAGATGCGTACCAATTGAAAGAAACCAAGATGTTTGGAGAAGCCAGTGAAGTGGTTCAAGAAGAACAAGAAGACTAAGGTAAAGATGTTTGTGGACTATACGCCGATGGATGCTATGATTTATCTTAGCGCCACGGCACCACAACGAGTCCGCGAACTTCGCGCAAACAACATCTATCCATTCTTTATCAAGCTTTTGAGGAAGCCTTTCGAGAATTGGGTTGTCGAGGTTGTCGGTATAGAAGAGGATGGAAGCTTTACATCCGTGATTGATAGCGTCCCGCAAGTCGTGGACGATCAACGCTTCAATAAGCTGGCGTCTCAACTCAAAGAATTCCTCGCTGCTGTGTATAGTGATATAGCCGAGCAATCCGTAGAAGCGGTTAAACCTATCGTCATATCCGAAGAAAAAGAATGGCCATCCAAAGAGAAAAAATAATCCTCCGCAACCTTCAATACAATGAAACGTTTGCGAGAAAGGTATTGCCGCATATGAGGGAAGAATATTTCCTAGATGATGGTGATCGCCTGTTCTTCTCCACATTGTATGGCCATTTCGCGCAATATAACTCCCTGCCAAACTATGAGACGATGATCGTGTCTTTGGATAAATCCAAGGCTAACGCAAAAGCTTTTGATGCGGCGGCAACGATGGCCGAAGAGTTCCACGCCAATCAAAATGAACCTATTGATGAAGAATGGCTGACACACGAAGCCGAAGAGTTCTGCCAAGATATCGCCTATTACAACGCCATCATTGAACTGGTCAAGCTGCAAAAAGAGGGCAACAGACTAAGCAAGACAGCCGCTCCAAAGATAATGGAGTCGGCCCTTGCCGTCTCATTCAATACCGATGTGGGCCACGACTATCTCAAGAACTCCGACGAACGCTATACATATTACACCACCAAGGCAAATAAAATTCCTTGCCATTTGGGGTCATTTAATGCAATAATGAATGGCGGGGCAGATCGCAAGAAGCTGCACGGTGTTATGGCCAGAACTGGTCTGGGTAAGACCATTATGCTTTGCGACTTGGCGGCGAACTATATGAAGGCTGGGTATAATGTACTTTACATAACCCTTGAAATGGCCGATATGGATATTGGCCGTCGTATAGATGCTAACTTGATGGACATTAACATTAATGACATCGAGAAGCTGCCGAAGATAATGTGGGATGAAAAGGCTTCTGCCATTCGCAATCGTTGCGCTGGTAAGCTAATCATCAAAGAATACCCCACTAAGGGCGCTTCTGTTGCCAACTTCAAGCTACTGCTTGAGGAACTTAAACAGAAACAGAATTTCAAGCCTGATGTTATTATGGTTGACTACCTGAACATCTGTGCTTCTGCACTCCACAAGAATGTGGATGACTCCAATGGCTATTTGACCTCGGTAACAGAAGAGATCAGAGGTATGCTGTTCGCCTGTAACGCTGTGGGCTGGACTGGTCTCCAGTTCAACAGAACAGGTATGAAGAGTTCTGATGCTGATATGGAAGATACTGCTGCCGCAATTGGTATTACATTTACGATTGACTTTGTGATATCATTGACGGTGAATGAGGAATTGATTAAGAACGGACAGGTAATGGTCAAACAGTTGAAAAACCGTGTAGGCGACCAATACTCAAACCAAAAATTTGTGATAGGAATAGACAGACCCAAAATGCGCTTCTACGAACTGAGCAACAGCAATGTAAGTTGGAACAAGACTAGCGGTACTCCGCCAAGTGTTGCGCCTAATGCTGCTGCGACAAAGACTAAAGCAACAGGCAACACCAAGGGGGTTAAAATATAATGTCTACCTACACGTTCAAGAGAAACAAGACTAAGGGCTGTTACGAAGTCTATAACGGCAACGTTGTCGAGAAAGAGTGCCACACAATGGGTGAGGCGCAAGAGTACATTTCGCGCAAGGCTAACAACAAACGCGCCTTCGAGGAAGAAGCCCAAAAGAAAACGAAGAAGCCCTCTACTGGCTTTGGACACTGGGGAACGCCCGACTATATTCTCAAGCCAGCCTCTGGTAAATACGATTCGAAAGGAAAACCTACACTATGATCGAAACATTTTTGATAGTCTTCTATGGCCTGATGGGTATGTTCTTTACTGGTATGATGTATGGCTATGACCCGAAGATGCCACTGCACCTTATGGTTGTCACTGGCTTATTGTGGCCTATACTGATTCCAGCCGCTGCATTATTGCATTACATCGAGAAATACTGATGAAGGTTCTTGTCTGTGGAGGCCGCGACTTCAACAGGAAGTCTGTGGTCGATTATGTCCTCACCCTTATAGATTCTGACACCCCCATCGACACCGTGATTCACGGCGATGCGCGAGGTGCTGACGCTCTGGCTGGAGAATGGGCGAGAGAACACGGCAAGGAAGAGATACCGTTCCCCGCTGACTGGAAGAAGCACGGAAAAGCCGCTGGCCCAATTCGTAACAAGGAGATGCTGGAGTACACTATCCCAGATATGGTAATAGCGTTTCCAGGCGGTAGAGGCACAAAAAATATGATTGACTTAGCGCAAGAACAAGGCTATAATGTAAAGATAATACATTTACACGAAATGGCCAATGATGAAAAAGACCCATCCTCATAAATTTACACCTCGGCACCTCACTCTCTGGAGTGAGATACTTGACGCCGCAATAGATGTAGAGGGCGAGGTGGATAAAAGAAGTGTTGCCAAGACAATCAAGGAACTAGAAAAGGAACTGGCGGAATACAAACAACTGGCTTGGTTCCTTCACACCGCCGCATCACACGGCATCAAAATAGACAAGCAAATAGTACACTCGCTGAGGGAACAGAACATCGTTGACCTCCGCGCTTACGCTGACGGCAAGACAGGTAATCTCAAATACTGGGCCTCGGTGGTAAAAGCATATGAATTCCTAGAGAAGCACGTAAAGGAGATGGTAAGATGATGACCGAAAAAGTAACAATCGAAAGCAACCTTATCAGAAACGCTATTGACGTGTTCGTCAGAAGTGGATTGAAGAATTCGTGGCTCCAGATTGGCCCGATGCAAGTATATGTACGCAAGGGCCAGCATTACTTCTATGGCCCATCGCGTGAGGTCGGCGAAAGAATTGTCGGCACCTTTGATGTTGCCAATGTAATGGTGGAAGAGAGTGAGCGCGGCAAGGGCTGGTTCACATCATTCCTCAATTTTGTTGAGGCGTATATGGACAATGTATACGTCGAAAATGTTCTTGAGCCAAGACTACGCCCATTCCTACAAAAGCGCGGTTACAGAGAATTCAACGGTATGTCATACTTGAGAGAGAAAAATGTATCTAAGGCCAGTTAGCGATCTTCACCTAGAATTCCAACAGGGAGCATATGGCCTCGACTGGGATTCTTTCAAAGTCATCCCAGCAATGGATAACGAGACAGAGCAAACGCTAGTCCTTGCTGGCGACATTATAATGCTCAACCAAATGCACAGGTTCTTCAAGTTCTTTGAGGATGTATCTAAGCGTTTTAAGGACGTTATCGTCATTGCGGGCAACCACGAGTTCTACCGCTACGATTTCTTGATGGGTTATCAGGACTACGAAGAGTTCCTGTCCCAGTTCAAGAACATTTGTCTTCTACAGGACACCCACGGCACAGATTTGAGGAAGCCCGAAAAGCCTCTATTGATATATGGTGCCACGCTGTGGACCGACTTCAACCGCCGCGACGAAGATGCAATGTTATATGCCTCTAATGGTATGAGAGACTTCGATCTCATTAAGTACGGTGGTGAGCGATGGACGCCCGAATTGTCTGTTCGACAACACGAACAGACCGTGTTCAATATGAAGGCGTTCTTCAAGAAAAACGACAATGACAAAGTAATCATCACTCACCACTTGCCCTCTAAACAGTGCAATGACCCGAAGTTCAAAGGCTCATTGCTTAACCCAGCCTTCTCTTCTGATCTCGACTATATCATTCTGGAAGAAAAGCCCAAGCTGTGGATATTCGGCCACACTCACGCCTCTATTGATATGATGATAGGCGATACACGAATGGTATGCAATCCAAGAGGCTACCGCGATGGCGAAGAGAACCCCGCCTATAACCCTAAACTGGTGATTAAAATATGAGCAAGAATCTTGAAATAAACTCCCAGAAATACCACGATCTGCCAGATAGAGCCAAAGATATCTGCGAGTGTGGCGGACTACTGACAGGTGGCGTTGTGGCATATCTATTGGATGAAGCGCCACATTTTAAGGACATTGACATCATCGTACCAGTTCTGGACTGGCCCAATATCTCTATCCCTACCAGCGTAGAAGTTAAAGTCAACTATTACAATGGCATCCATTTCGTAGAGAATGGTGTATCATTCGATGTATGGCCAGCCGACGTATTCTATTATCTGCAAACGGCCCACAAAGACGGTAGCAAAATAAGGGTATACGATACCCAAAGAAACAAGATCATCGAGACATTTCCTGTTGACAAGCGTAAAAAGATATACAAAGATGGAGAAGATGACATTCCGTTCTAAGGTATAAATATGGATACGCCTTGGTGGAGGGAATGGGTATACCCGATTGCCTTAAAATCAATTGCTTGTCGGTTCGAGTCCGACCCAAGGCACCAAAATTGAAGGAGTTTGATTATGCTACCTATATTTAAAGCTTATGAAGGTATGATCGTCCGCTTCCTTGGCGACAATGACTCCGCCCCCAGACAGGGCATCATTACAACGGTATTTGGCA